CCGCACTGCGGACCTCCTCAGTTACAGGTATGTTCATTTCCAATAAATTGCAAATGAACAAAGCCCTGTGACCGTACTACCCTCTCGGGTAGACCCATGCTGGCGAAATTCGCTCAGCATAAACATTCTCACCAAAGCCTGATTCCCAAGGGAACTCGGGCTGTGGACACTCAGTAAAGAACTGAGTGAGAGAGAGGATGTTTTCTCTAGCGTGCATCTTAGATTTTCTGCGAACCTTCAGTGAAGGTATCAACCATTGATGTAGGTTACTATCGTATTTTAACTTGATAGTATCTCCAACAACTGGGTGATAATCGCAGTGTAAGCTAGAGTGCACACTAAACCCATTAGTGGGCTTACTATGGTAATACATTCTCCTCTTAAAGTGGAGGGGAATCATATTAACCATTCCTGAAGAGAGACAAAAGAGTCCCTTTTCATGGGCGTTATTGCTAACGTCTATCCAGGATTGTAAGTTTGTCCCACGAATGTTAGGACAGTCGGTCTTTATGTAACATGGTGTTACATCGTGGCCGAGATAAGCGTCCATTCCGCAAGATTCACGGAATGGGCCCTTGGAGAATGACTTCTCCTTATTCACTTTTAACTCTAAAATGGTTAAAAGCCTGTCCAGGGTCTCAACACTTGTTGACGGCATGATAATGTCGTCACCATAGACCCGAACTTTCTTTGAGCATGTACGTAATGTACTCTTACTTATATTTTTGTTAGAATCATAAATGATACTAGCAATTACACAGCAAGTGTACAATACTGTCTGCACTGGGAAAGTCACTGCAGCTCCTTGAGCAGCGAACTTTTTCATTTCAAGATTTTGAAATGACATTGTAACCTTATCAGTTAACAATGAGGTTCGCGACGCGTATAGTAATTGCAAAAGCTCTTCGTTTGAAGCGAATAGCCTTTCAACTACTTTACACGACATCCGATCTGACGCAGCTGATAAATCAACTGTGGCAAACTCGTCACCTGTAGATGCACTTAAACACGCATCTTGGGATAGAGTCTGTGATTGGAAGTCAATGGAGTTGCGGAGGATAGGATGCAGATTACTCCGCATCCAATCTAGCAGTCCCTGTTGAAGGAACTGATTAGCCGTAGGTTCAGAGGCAATTAGCCTTGGTTTATCAACCGTTTTCGGGACAGCAATTAAACTTGCTGGACAGTTAACGGGTGTAAACATAGGTTTACTACTCTGAGAAGCATAACTTCCTTTTGTAAGATTTTCAACTGGTGCAACAATGAGGTTTTCATTGTTGTTCAGAGGATAGTCTAAATTAAAGTGGTTATGATACAAGCTTTCCTGAATAGCAACTTCGCTAGCAGGAAAGAACAGACTTGCTCTAACAGGCCATGTTATATGGTCATATTTATCGCAAGTCCTTTTCTTGTCACTTACGGCACCTGGTCCATGCTTGAACTTGAATACTCTTGGATCAGGGATTCGATTGAATCCCAATACTCCACATACCCCATCAAGGGTTCTGAGGAGTTGATCGTCAGAGGAAGTACCAGCAAGATCGCTGAAAAACAAACGCCTATTACCAAGAAGGTAATTACGTTCGGAATTCCACGGTCTAGAAGGCTCAGATAGATTTTCCTCAATATTGAGAAAGTCTTTAACTGCTTTAGTTTTAGCAGCAACTGAGCTAACCCTCGAAAGCTTTTTATACGCGAATAGAATACAACGCGTGTAAAAGACAATTTTGGGTTCTGGGAAAACAAGTTCACCACTACGCCTATAAGTTTGGCGAAGAAGATGATGAAAGATTTCATTTCTCTTCCTTTCACTTCCTAGTGTATGTGGTAATTCACTAAGGTCGAGGATTCCAGTCTGGAACCCACGATCATAGAGTTTACCCAACTTTGGTAAGTCTACTGTTAAAATAGACTCACCTCGGTTTACTACTAGTTGGTTTAATCGATGTAAATCGATTTGTAGTGGTTTGCATAGTGCTGGGTACTCTCTAGATACATCATCTATGATGCATGATAGAGGGTATAGCACTGCCTGCAATTTAGACATAGGCTTACCTTTCGGTTAAGGCTATTCTAATACCATCACAAAAATGAACATGACCGGTTAAGATTCCCGGTTTAGGGCATCAACCACAATAGAGTTATTCCCAAGAATGGAAATCAACGTATTGTGGGTTTCGAGGGAGCGATCATAATTTTGGACACTGTCCAAAGTTTTGATCACCTCGTGAGCCTGAGTTGTCGAATGGTAATTACCATCGACATCGACATGTTCAATGGACAGTTTCAGCAGGTGAGATTCACCTGATTGACCCCGTCCGGGAATTGTATGTTTAACTTCGAGCTTAGCACGCTCGTTGGTTACGGCAACAGTTCCCATGTACTCGGATGAGAAATTTCCTTCTCTTACTTTAGTAAGAATAAGGGCATTTCCATCGTAGAGTACAGATGTGAGTGGTGAAGATAGCATAGCAGTGATCCTTTCCAAGGATTGTACGTCTCACGACGTTCTTCTTATCCAATACCAAGGATAAGCATTAACGATAGCGCACCAAGATTTCCTTTTTGCTTTTGGCTTAGCCAAGGCGTTCTAGAAAAAGTTGGTGTAGGGTGATTACCCACTCTCCTGCGTTTCGAAGAAGAAACTGCCATTGGCAGTCTAGTCGTAGAAATACCAGGAGGTAAGGGTATTGGACCGGAAGTGTAGGTGTGAGTTTGTGAGGACATAAGACAGACTTTGTCATATTCCCAATCAAGCTCTCCACCTGATGCATTTAGCACATCACTTACGTTGTAAAAATAATCTATGAGCCAACTCCATGGAAGAGTATTCCATACAGTTGAGATTCTTAGATCATTTAAACCATACATGAGACTTTGAAAAGACTCATTGTCGTCCAATTTTGGTACATCACTCAGTAAGGTTGGATAAGATGTAAACCATATGTGTTCCTCTTTCCTAACGGAATAAGGTACCCATATGCCTGCAGCTGCAAACAACCATACATAGTAAGCGTCATCACTCGTTTCATCACTCTTATACAAAGAGCGTTTAACACGGGTGCCACCTTTCATTTTGCTGAGATCTTTAAGCTTGGCTTCCCACTGTTGTTGGAAGCCTTGCAAATTTTTGAGATCAGCAAGTAGAGGTGCCCAACCAAAGTTGTACGTAAGAAATGAATCTGGGATGAGAGTAAGCGGGTCCTCGGACTTCGCTAACCCTCTAAACTCAGATAATAATTTCTTCGTACCCTTTGATTTTCTACCGCTTAAGAAGTTAAGCCAATCGCCTAAGTTCTTAAGTAGTTTAGGGAAGTCACGAAGTTCCAAAACAAATAAAGGAACGTCAGTGACAGGAACATTTGGGTTCATATTAACAATTGCTTTTGTGAACCAAAATGACCAGTTCTCTAAATTAGTAGAGGGTATGCCAGTTGAAGTAGAAAATAAACCATAATCAGGTGTATAATGATCATTGATCCTATACAATACTGATGGTGATTTAAGCCACTCACCTGTCATATACCATGGTGCCACAAGACTCTTAACAGTTAAGTCAAGGTCATGTGGCTCATGATATGGTAGCTTACTGACAGTATCATCAGAAGTTTCTGTTGATTTAGGCAAAACAGCACCGCCATGGGTCCTTGGGGAGAAGACTGAATACACGGTATAAGTACCTTGTGTATGGTCTTTCTTCCTGGATCTATAGCGCTGTGTCATTGCCTCTGTCCTATCGTTAAATTTATCTTAACCATTTAGGTCCGCATAGCGCACTTAATAATGTCAAGATGGTTGAGGTGAATAACTCAACTGGTTTATA